TGGAAGAACACATCGCCGCTGCCGTCTCCCGGCTGGTGGCCGAAATACTCTGACCAGTCCGAGGCGTAGCCGACCTTGGTGCCCGGCCCGAGGATTGCCTTCACGTCGGCGGCCAGCGCCTTGAAGGCCGTCACAGCCGGATAGACACTGGCGCTGGACCGAATGGTGGTCAGGCCGCGCATCTCGGTCCCGATCAGGAAGGCATCGACCCCGCCCGCCACCGCGCAGAGATGGGCATAGTGCAGGATCATGCGGCGCAGGCCCCAATCGCCCGAGGGACCGGTCCAGCTGACATTGTCGCCCGACACCGAGAACTGCGCCGGGGCAGCAGCGCCGAAGAAGGCCGAGACCTGCGTGGCTGCAGCAGCCGTCTTGTCGGCCGTCCCCGTATAGCCTGCCGCCGGGGAGCAAGTGATCCGCCCGCGCCAGGGGAAGCTGGGCTGACCCGGCGTGGCGGCATTCGCGCTGTAAGGGTTCGGCAGGGTGTTGCCGGGCGGCACATCCATCAGCAGGAAGGGATAGAACGTCACCCGCAGCCCGCGTGCCTTCATCTCGCGGATCGCCTGAACCACCGCGAAATCCGCAGGTGTGCCGCCATAGACCGGGCGATCTTCGGCATCGCGGCTGACAAGATGCGCGTTCGCCCGCGAAACCCCGTTGACGGACCAGACCTTCGGGCTGGTGACCTTCGTCGCCACCTCCACACCCGGCTTGATCGTGCAGTTGCCCGCCCGCAGGTCATTGCCGAACCAGGCGACGACAAGGCTGACGCTCTCAACGGCCGGGGCCATGGCCTGCATCCGGTCGAGGGCCACGACGATGTCGGCCTCATCCGGCAGAGCGTTCAGGTTTTCGGCCGAGGTGGTGCCGCCGGTCGTCTGGCCGAAAACCGTCGTCGTCGCCCCGACCGTCTTGCGCACGGCTTCGGTGGCATAGGTGAACTCGCCCGAGGCCGGGATCATCGTGACCGCCTTCACCAGCCCCTCGGCCGTGTCGGGGTCTGCGAGCGGCCGGAACACTTCGAACGACAACTGCGGCAGGCGGTTGCCATAGGTGGAAAGCGGCAGTTCCTCGAAGACGACGTAGGCGGTGCCGCGATAGGCGGGCGTATTGGCGGAGCCCATCTTGGCGGCGATGAACGGGTCGGCGGTCTGGGTCTCGTTCCCCGGATACCAGCGCCAGGTGATCCCCGTCATGTCGAGCGGTTTGCCGTCGGCCCAGATGCGGCCGATGCCGGTGATCGAGCCCTCGCAAAGGGCGACCGCGAAGCTGGCGTAGTACAGATACTCGGTGGTCTGGACCCGGCCACCGCCACCGCCCTTGCCGCCGCCTTGAGTGGTGGTCTTCGTCTCCTCGCGAAAATCCGTGGCCCAGATGATGTTGCCGCCGATGCGCATGCGCCCGTAAAGGCGCGGGATGATCGCGCCTTCCGTCGCGGAGGTGATCCGCAGGGAATCCAGCCGCTGGCCCTCGATCTTCTGCGCAGGTGCCAGCGACGACACGATCCAGCTGTCGACCACCGAGCCAATGGTGGAGCCGATGAAACCGCCGATGGCAGCGCCGGAAAAGCCGAGGATCGCACCGCCGAAAGCCCCGCCAATGGCGGAACCGACAGCGCCGAGGACAAGCGTGGCCATGCGGAAACTCAGGGTTGGAAGGGTTGGTCAGTCAGCGTGCCGGGAACAGGAAGGCGAAGGCGATGCGCCGTCGCCAGGCCGTCGTCAGCGGTTCCTCGATCACGCCCAGACGTTCATAGGCGTGGAGGAAGGTGTCGGGGCTGGTGAGGATCCCGACATGCTTGGCGATGGCGCGCGGCATCATCCGGAACAGGATCAGCGCGCCGGGTGGCGCATCGGCGGGTACGATCTCCGGCATCATGCGGCGTGAGCCCTCCGCCAGCGCCTCGCGCGGCCCGGTCTCGCCCCAATCCCGGCTGTAGGGTGGGATCGGAAACGGTTCCGGCCCGACAACCGCGCGCCAGACGCCGCGCGCAAGGCCGAGGCAGTCGCAGCCGACCCCGCGCAAACTGGCCTGGTCGTGATAGGGCGTGCCGAGCCAGGATCGCGCGACGGCGATGACGCGGGCAGGATCGGCGGCCTTCAAAGCACCGCCCCCTCGTGGCCGCCGTCCTTCGTCGCGTAGCGCAGAACGGCATCCTGGCCGGGGATATGGGGAAAGCCTCGGAAGTTCGCGACATTGGCGAACTTCGTCCCGCAGGTGGCGAGGCGCTTGTCGCAGCCAGCTCGGATGATGAAGGCGTCCGTCGCCATGATCGGGCGCACCGGCGCCTCCAGCAGCGTCAGGATCGCCACGCCGTCGAACAAGTCATGCGACAGCACCTCGACCAGCCGCCCGGCATTGGCGCCGGTCGACCATTCGACCAGCCCGAAGGCAAACCAGCCCGCCGCGAAACTGCCGAGGCCGGAGGCGGTGAAGGCCCGGTCGCGCAGCACATCGATGACCGCGCCGGGCCCCCTGAAGGCAGACGCTTCCAGGTTCACGCCGCAGCGCTTATCGCCCGGCGCGGCATCGCAACTGGCCTGAAACGTCCGTCCGACCGTCTGGCCGAGGACATGGGCGAGGCTCCGAACCTCCGCCACGAAGGCCAGACGTCCGCGCCGGATCTGGCCGATGGCCCCGCGCCGAAGGAGAACGCGCTGCGCCGGGGCCGACCAGTTCACCCGCCAGACCTCGACTGCCGCATTGTCCCATCGGCCATCGAGGATGTCGGTCTCGGTGATCCTGTCCGACGATAGCACCCCTTGGGCATCCTGCGCGTCCACCGACAGGTCCGACCCCGACCGCACCTCGGACGCCGTCAGACCGCTTTCCGGCTCGAACTCGGTCCCGTCGAAGGTAAGGGTGCGGTCATGGTCGGTGAAACCGAAGGTGACGCCATCGGCGCGGGTGATGCGCCAGCACCAGGACAGGTTGGTGGTGCCATCATCAAGATGGGCCTGCAGCGCGGGGTTCAGGGACTTCATGTGCGGATTTCCACGAGGGGGATCGAGGTGATCGACCCGAGGCGTTCGAGATCGAGGGTGACGTCGAGGGCATCGGTGTCGAAGCGGACGGGAACGTCGAATTCGAAACCTGCGGTGATGGCGATGCCAGCGGCGGGGGCCGTCGTGAAGGTGATGAAGCCGGTGGTCGTGGAAACCGACCATCCGGAAGCTTGGGGCGTCCCGTTCAGGGCGATGGTCACGGTTCCGGCGACGGGCTTGGTGATGGTCCGAGTCCAGGACTGCGCGCCGGAGGTGTAGCGTTTGGTCAGCTGGAACAGGGTGGCCGCCCCATTCCCGGTGCCGATCGACTGGTTGGTCGCGGCGGGCGTCTGCGACGGCAGGCAAGACTTGAAATCAGCCCAGTCCTTGAAGCGGAAGCCATGCAGTCGGCCATTACGGGCCTCGAAGAAGGCGACGACCGCCGCCAGATCGTCGGCGCGGCGGATGCCGTAGGCGACGTCGTAGCGGCGACGGCTGTTGGCCCAGCTGGCGTTGCGCTCCTCCGCCCCGCTTGCCAGTTCGACGATCTGGGTGCGGCGTTCGGGGCCGCCGCGTGCCCCGCGGCTTATGTTGTCCGGAAAGCGGACCTCGTGAAATGCCATGGCTGATCCTCACATGCCCCGCCGCCCGAGCGACACGGCACGGGCGATGTCGCTGGCGACCTGCGTGCGCGACTGGCGGAAACTCTCGGCGTCGCGGGCGTTGATCGTGACATTGACGGTGGACGCGCCCGACTGGCCGAACCCTGCCGCCTCGCGCCGGGAAAGGACCCGCTCGCCCCGCTGCAGGATCGCGGGCACCTCGTCGGGGCGCAGCCCTGCCCAGCCGCCGTTGTGCATGCGCGGCGCACCCGCGAAGGCCAAGGCGGGAACCATCCGGCCAGGGCCAGGGGCGCCGACCACGCCGCCGGTATGCAGGATGTTCGCGAATAGCCCGCCCGCACCGCCCAGCGCGCCGGAAAGAGCGTTCGCTATCGGCCCAAAGATGAAGCGCCGCGCCGCCAGCTTTGCGAGATCGGCAATCATCGAGGTGACCAGGTCGCGGAAGTCGATCTTGCCGGTCTTCACGAAGTCACCGATTGCGTTCTCGGCGCTCTGGAACGCGCCCACCAGCGCGCTGCCGATATCCCCACCGATGTCGCGCGCCTTGGCGGCATAGTCGACGAGGGCCGCGGTGACAGCCTGCCAGCCGGTCAGGGCCGTGTCCGCGCCCTCGGCCGCTGCCGCCCCAGCGTCGCGCGCTGCGCGGCCTGCACCCTCTGCTGCGGTGGCGGTGTCGTTCAGCCCGGTGGTCAGGGCATCGGCCGAATCGACCGCATCAGCCAGCGCGGTTTCGGCCTCGGTCCCCGTGCCGGTCACCGCATCCTTCAGCGCCTGCCAGCTGGCCAGCGGCCGACCCGCGGCATCGGCGAGCATCCCGGCCGCCTCGCGATAGCCGTCGGCCCGGACGCGAGCATCGTTAGCCATGCCACCGAGGCCAAGATCAGGCGGTTCCAGGTAGGTGCGAGCCAGCGCGGCCGAGAAGGCATCCGCCGCCGCAGCCCCTGCGGCCGTTGCGGCGCCCTCGAAAGGGTTGCCGATGCGCCCCAGTTCCACGGGGTTAAGAATCCCGATCCGTACGCCACCCTCGCCCGTGGCCCATTCCGGCAGCAGCGCGAGGGCTGCGTTCAGCGTCTCGATGAAGCTGTTGATGCGGGTGACGACGCCGTTCAGCATTGCTTCCACGCCGGAGATCAGCCCGTTCGCCGCCTGGAAGGCGAAGTCTCCGATGGCCCCCGGCAGACTGCCCCAGATCGCCACTGCAGCGTCGTAGGCCCCCTGGAAGATCGCGGCCGTCCGGTCGCCGAAGCTGACGACGCCCGCGATGGTGCCCTCAAGGGCCGATAGTCCCGCCGCCTTCAGCCCCTCCCATCCGGCCGCCATCCGCGCAAGCGCCGCGTCAAGCGACATGCCGATGCGCGACCAGACTTCGCGGGCCAGATCGCCGAGGAGGCGAAACGCCTGGCCCACACCGCCGACCCGGGCCACCAGCTGCGAGAACTGATAGACCAGCTCGCCCGCCCCGACGATCAGCGCGCCGATCCCGGTGCGGATCAGGGCGCCGCGCAGCAACACCAGCGCGGTGGCAAGCCCGCGCACGGACAAGGCTGCGGCCGCCAATCCCGCGACCCAGCGCCCGGCCATGACGGCCGCGAAGGTCGCAGCATAGGAGGCCAGACGCCCGAGGTTGCCGATCAGCGTGTCGATAGCGGAGCGCAGGATCCCGCCATCGGACGCAAGGGCCACGAAGGCATTGGCCAGCGCCTCGATGGTCGGCGCCACGGCGACCGCGATCCGGTTGCGCAACCCGTCGAAGACCAGCGAGACCGTGCCCAGCGCCAGTTGCGTGCGGCGCAGGGCTTCGAGGGCATCGCTGTCCAGCACCGCACCAAGTCCCGCAGCCTGGTCGCCAAGCCTTGCCATCTCCGCCCCGCCGTTCCTCAGAAGCGGCAGGAGGCGGGTGGCATCCGAGGCCATGGCCTCGAGATAGAAGGTCATCTCCTGCTGGCTGAGCCCGGCGCGTTCCAGCGTGTCGACGTAAAGCTGCAATGCCTCGGGGCCGGAAAGGCGCGCAAACTGGTCGGCCGTGACACCCACGCGCGGGGCGACGTTCTCGAAGAAATCCGCCATCGGCCCGCCGCCGGTCTGCAGGAAATCCCCGACACGGTCGTTCACGTCCTTCAGGATATCGGCGAGCTTCTCCTGCTCGATCCCGACCGTCCTCGCCCCGGCGGACCAGCGCTGCAGCGCCTCCGGCGTCGCGTTGGCGACCTGCGCGAACTGCCGGATCTGGGCGGCACTCTCGGCCGTGGAACGGACGATCAGCCCGAGGGATGCCGTCGCCGCTGCTGCCGCTGTCCCAAGGGCAAGCCCGGCCCGGCGCGCGAAGGTCGCAAGACGGGTGTTGGCCATTTCCATCTCGCGCGACAGACGGCCGAACCCCTTCGCCCCGGCATCTCCGATCCCCTCCAGCTCCGCGCGCACGCGCCGTCCGCCCTCCGCCACGAGGCGGACGGAGACCTTCTTCTCAGCCATTCCGGCGTCCTTCCATCTGCTCGTTCAGTTTGCGCACCATCGCCGCCTCGATCTCGGGCAGCAGTTCGGCGGCGATCAGGGCGTTGACGCCCAGCGCTTGCGCCAGCGCGAGGGCGGCGCCCATGTCCCATCCGATGACGGCGCCGGGCGCGATGCGCAGCTGGCCGCCGAGGCGCTGGGTCAGGTCCCAGACCTGCCAGCCCTCGACCGTCTGCGGGCGGTTCAGTCTTGCGGGGCAGTCCGGGCAGGGCCCTGCGCAGGCCGCGCAATAGCCGTCGCCCCCGCCGAAGGACCAGTCGGCGAGGGCGCGGAGGCGTTTTTTTCCTGATCCAGCATCAGGCCGCGGGCGACGTACTGCGCCTGGAAGGCCTCGAAGACCGGCCAGATTTCGAGGAGGGCGTCGATCCCGGCCGGGCTGACGGGGACGAGGTTGCCCGCCTCGTCGCCGACACCTTCCCATTCCAGCACCGCCCGGCGGGCGACCGCCTTGGCCATGGCCAGCGCCATGTCCTCCTGGCTGGAGGTTTCCGTCAGGCCGTCGATCATGGGATCGGCCCGGGCGGAGACCATCAGCGCGGTGGTCAGAGGGGCCACCAGCACGCGAAGGCCGGGGAGCAGGTCCAGCCATTCGGGCCGGTTCGAGAGGTTCAGGCGGATCATGGTCAGTATCCCGTGACGGTGTTGACAAGGACAGCGGTGCACATGCGGGCGGGGCTGGTGGCCTTGGCCGCCTGCCAATCGAAGCTGGCCTGGATGCCCTGCGGCCCGGGAATCTCGATCCGCGGGACGGGGAGGTAGACGGCGTGGGCGGTGAAGGTGAAGCTGGCGTTCGCGCCGAGGTTGTAGGCAAATTCCAACTCGCAGGGCGTGCCATCGATGGCTTGCGTTACCAGCGCAGAGTCCGCGAACCTCACCTCGATCCGCCCCGTCAGCGCCGCCATGCCGGGATCGGCGCCCTCGATCTTGCCGTCGTTGCGGATGGTCTCGATCCGGTCGAGACCGTTGGCATAGGTGATCTCGGCCGAGACGACATTGCCCAAGGCCGTGCCGTTGCGCTTCACCACCCCGTTGAAATGGCCGAAGCGCTGCAGGCCCAGCGCGGTGGGCGTCCCCGCGGCGGTGGTGGCCGCAATCGCCTCGCCCTGTGCGATCAGGCGGGCGGTGGCTGTCAGCAGGCCCGACCGGTTCATCTGCCAGGACAGCTGGTCCATCACGCAGCCCGCATACATCGCGAAGCGCGGCACCTCGGGCATGGCCACTTCGATGGCCATGCTTGGCAAGGTCCAGTTCCCCGATTGAAAGGTGTGGGTCTTGGGCGTGGTCCCCGTCGTGGTCGGAGCGCCGAAGGCCGCCTTCAGCCAAAAACCAAAGGCCTCCACATCGATCGGCACCACCACCTCGCCATCGGCGGTGACCGCGTCCTTGATCGGGGCCAGTGGATCGCGGCCGTAGCCGAGCAGTTCAGAATTCAGCAGGGGCTGTTCCGCGCCAAGCGTGGTCCGGGCGAAGGGCATCAGCCGATAGCCGCTGGCGGGCGGGGTGCCGTAGACGGTTTCGAACGCAAGCGCCATCTGCGCCCGCGCGCCGTGTGCGCGTGCCATGGGGGTCTCCTATGTGGGGGATGTCAGGCCAGAGGGCCGGTGGTGGTGTAGTGCAGGACGACGGTGATCACCGCCGCCTTCAGCGCCGCCGCGCCCTCGACAGGCAGATCGACCGAGGCAGGGGCCTCGGGTTCCACCCAGTCACAGAGGCCGCCAAGGGTGGGGTCGGCTTCAATCGCCGCGCCGATGGCGGCGACCAAGTCGTCGAAGGCGATGGCCCGGCCGGTGCCCGCCTGGAGAAAGACCTCCAGCTCGGCCCGGTGCTGGTAGTGGTAGCGCAGGGGCGACAGGGTCACTTCCGGCTCGCCCGGCTGGCCATCGCGCAGGATGATCAGCCCGACCGCGGGGATCCGCTCGGGCAGCACCTCGTCACGCAGGGTGAGGGCGGCAAGTGGCTGCAGCCGCGCGAGCAGTGCGGCGAGGACGGTTTCGCGGGCGGTGGGCATTTTTCTTTAGCTGGCAGACAGTGACGTGTTTGGAGGCCAGACCTGTGCAGGTCTTTCTTTATGAAGGCATCAGCGGCTATGCTTTGCCCTTAGGTTGATCAGCGGAGCACAGGCATGGGCGCAGCCAGGACAATTCGCCAAGGCAATCTCGGCAAGCGGGCGCTGAGGCTGGCG